CATCGAAGCCAACAACGCCAAGCTGGCCCACCTCTTCGGCAGCTACTGGGAAACCCTCCGGTACATGGACGAAGACGAAATCCGCGAAGTCTTCTGAGCCCTCCGGGGCTCTTTTTTTTGGCCAGGGGTTGTGCTTCTGCCCATGGCATGCCATAATTTATTCAACGGGGGACGACCCCACAACACCTCGCCTCAAATGATCACCTTCACCACCCAATCCACCTTCCACTCCGTGACCAGCAACGGCGTCACCCTTGGCAAGCGCTACGTGAACCGCCAAGCCGCAGAAGCCGCCGCCGCGTCCCTCAACAAAGAATGGAAAGGGAAGCGCACCTTCGGCGTCAAAACCTGGCAGCAGGAAACCTTCACCGCACACGAGGCGTGAGGGCTTGCGCCCTTGCCCTTGGTATGCCATAATTCATTCAACGGGCGGACGACGCCCCCACCTCCTCAAATCATGAACACCTCCACCCGCTCCGACCTCAAAGCCGCCGCCTTCTTCTTCGGCCTCGCCCTTGCCTTCTTCACCGTTGACGTTGCCGCTCAGCACGTCTTCCTCGAATGCGAAGACCGCGCCCCCGCTATCGCCCGCATGTGCCGCTGAGCCTGCGGGCTTTTTTCTCCCGATCCTCCGCACCTCACCCCATGGACTTTCACACCTACACCCTCAACCTCTACGAACAGCAGCCCGCCTTTTGGCCTGACGAAACCCCACCCGAGCCCCGCTCCTACCTCTGCGAGGCACGCCGCCGCTCCTTCCTCGACCGCCTCCTAAACCGCCCCGGTGAACTCGTCTGGGACGAATGGATTCAAACCATCGACCAGTACCACGCCCTCGAACGCGAAGCCGTGCAAGACGGCCTCACCCTCACCACTGACCCCACGCCCTCCACATAACCACCACGCCGGGGAGCCTGACGCCCGAGAATCCCCATCCTCGGGCTGAGAGCCATACAACACCCGCCTGAGCTGCGCGGGAAAAGCAGGGGCGGTAGAGGTGCCGTATCGATCCCCCGGCGTTCAAATTCAACCCACCAACCGATGGACCAACACCTCAAAACACAGGATCATCTAAACAACCTCCGCGCCTTCCAGGACTATGAGCGCCGACTCCGTGATGCCTACCGACGAGCTACAGCCACCCAACCCGCGCCTCTGCACTCTTCAGGACGGCTGCGTTCGTGTGACCGTGGGTGAATTTGTCGGCGTTGTTTCGTCACATCATTTGGTCGACGTCAAGGTGAATCAGTTGATTGGCTACTGGCGCAAGATGCACGCCCCACGGAATCAGGCTGGCTAACCTCTAGCCGTCGCCTGTAACATTCGGGCATGGCCAACAAGAAGTCCACTAATAAAGAGATTCACGACCGGGTAAACATCGTTTACCAGTTGTTGATTAAGTCGTGGTCACGTTTTGACATCCTTCAATACGCCGCGACTGAGTGGGATTTATCGAGTCGCCAGACGGATGAATACATCGCACGCGCCCGCAAGTTGATAGAAGAGGATTCGGCCGTCGAGCGTCCGCAATGGTTGGCCGCTGCAGTGCGTCGTCTTGCGGAATACGAAAAGCGGGCCGGCAACGATGACCGCCAGGTCGCTGTCGCGATCAAAGCACTTGAGACTCAAGCTAAGTTGCTGCGGTTCGACATCTGATGGTTTCCGTCCTCGCGGGCCTGACCGAATCGGAGCCGCTCCTCGCCTTTGCCGAGCCACCGACGCAGGAGGAAACGAGCGACCTGCTGCAGCGCATCCGCGATGACCTGCACCCAGGACAGCGGGCCTTCGTCGATGACCAGACGACCGACATCCTCGGGCTGTGTGCCGGCTACGGCAGCGGGAAGACGCATGCTCAAGCCGCTAAGGCTGTCTTCCTTGCCTGCGCTAATCAGGGCTTCACCGGCTGCGTGATGGAACCGACCGGGCCGCTGGTTCGGGACATCTGGCTCAATGACTTTGAGGCGTTCCTGCAGCGGTATGAGGTGCCCTACACCTTCCGGGCGAGTCCACTGCCTGAAGTGATTTTGCACCTGCCCGGGGGTGACACGAAGGTGCTTTGCCGTTCCCTCGAAAGCTGGACACGGATCATCGGCTTGAATCTCGCCTGGGTGTTAGTGGACGAAGTTGATACTGTCCCACCCTCTGTGGCTGATCGAGCCTTTCCCAAAATCCTCGGCCGCCTTCGGGCCGGCAACGTCCGACAATTCGCCGCAGCATCCACCCCCGAGGGCTTCCGCTGGATGTGGAACACATTCGGCACCGAGGAGGCAAAGGAGCGCAAGGACCGCAGGCTCATTAAGATGCGGAGCGAGGACAACCCGCACCTCCCCCCAGACTTCATATCGAGGCTTGAGGCGTCCTATGACCCCAGCCTCCTCGCCGCGTACCTTCAAGGCGAGTTCACGAACCTAACCACCGGCCAGGTCTACGACCGGTTCGACCGCAACAAGCACATCTGTCGAGATCTTCCAGATGTAAGCGACGAACCCATCCGCGCCGGCATTGACTTCAACATCGGGAATATGAGCGCCGTAATTGGCGTGCGTCTGGGCAACTCTTTACTGCTGATTGATGAGATCAGCGGCGCCCATGACACCGACGCCCTGGCACAAGAAATACGCAGACGATTTCCCGACCGTCGCATCCTGGCCTACCCGGACGCATCAGGAGCGGCACGATCTACGAATTCCAGCCGCACCGATGTCGCGATCCTTGAGTCCTATGGGTTCAGCAATCAGTCGCCGAAATCGAATCCTCCCGTCCGTGATCGGGTGGCTTCTGTTCAGGCTTTGCTGGAGAACGGGAAGGGCGAGGTCCGGCTGCAGGTAGCGGCGCACTGCAAACGGACGATCGAGTGCCTGGAGCTGCAGAGCTACACGGAGCAAGGCGAGCCGGACAAGGACGCGGGCTACGACCACATGAACGACGCGCTGGGCTATTTAGTGTTCCGCGAGTTCTCGATACTTCATGCTCGCGCTGGTCGAGGCACAGGAATCAGGCTTTACTAAGCTGTGGCTATTAAGTAGGGCGGGCCGTGTATTCATCGTTTGCAGGTGGTCGCCAGCGTGCATCAAGCGTTGCGATTGTTAGTGATCCGAATAACGCCTATGTAAATATGCAACCCCACTGGGAGTTGCTGGAAGCGATCAACCTGGGCACTTTCGGCATCAGGAAAAAACATCGCAAGTACCTACCGCAAGAACCCCGAGAACTGGACGAGAGCTATGACGCTCGCCTCATGCGTTCAACATTGCCCCCCTATTTCAGCAGGCTCGAACGCTTGCTGGCCGGCATGTTGACGCGCAAGCCAATCCGGCTGCAAGACGTGAGCGATACGGTCACCGAACAGCTGTTTGATGTTGACCTGCTGGGGAACAATCTGGACGTGTTTCTGTATGAAGCCGCCCGCAAAATGATCCGGTACGGTCACGTTGGCGTGCTGGTGGATGCACCGGCTGCGGGTGAGAACGGCCGACCCTATTGGTCGATTTATTCGCCGCCGGATGTGCTCGGGTGGCGGTCCGAAATCATCGACGGGCAGCAGAAGCTGACCCAGCTGCGACTGTTTGAGAAGGTTGTGCAGCCTGAGGGCGACTATGGCGAGAAGCTGGTGGAGCAGGTGCGCGTGTTGACCCCTGGCGCGTTCGAGATCCATCAGAAGGACAAGAAGGGCGACTACCGCGTAGTGGAGGAGGGCACAACCAGCCTCGATGTCATCCCGTTTGCTGTGGCCTATGCGAACCGGACGGGCATCCTCGAATCACGCCCGCCGCTGGCTGACATTGCCGAGTTGAACCTGAAGGCGTACCAGGTGCAATCTGATCTCGACAATCAGCTGCATATTTCCGCTGTCCCCATGCTCGCGGTGTATGGCTTCCCCCAGTCAGCCGAGGAGATCAGCGCAGGCCCCGGCGAAGCAATGGCCCTCCCGCAAGACGCGAAGGCCGAGTACATCGAGCCCCAAGGCCGGAGCTTCGATGCTCAGTTCCGTCGGCTGGATCAAATCGCCAGCCAAATTAACGAGCTGGGACTGGCCGCGATTTTGGGCCAGAAGCTGTCAGCCGAAACGGCGGCATCCAAGCGGATCGACCGCAGCCAGGGCGACTCCACGATGCAGGTGGTGGCTCAGCAGATGCAGGACCTAATTGATAACTGCCTGCAGTATCACGCTGATTATCTGCAGATTCCTGAGGCCGGCAGCTCCTTTGTCAATCGTGACTTCATGGCGGCACGCTTGGAGCCCGATGAGATTCAAGCGCTGCTGCAGCTCTACACGGCGGGCACCATCACGCAGTCCACGCTGTTGGAGCAGCTGGAGGCCGGCGAGGTGCTGGGCGACGACTTCGACGTGGAGGAGGAGTTGGAGGGCACGCAGAACGGCGGCATGATTGAGATGGACCAGCCAGAACCTGAGGCGCGGGAAACCATGCCCCAGGAGTCAGCTGAGCCGGAAGATCAAGACGCTATGCCCGACTGATGAGCTGGATCGACAAGCTACGCAGGAAGCGGTCGGACGATGAGCACAAACAGCTCCTGTTTTTCTCAACGGGCGACCTGATCAACGAAAATTACGCTGTTGTGCGTACAACGTGGTACGAGAAAACACAAGTGGTTGCAGTGACCGAAACTTGTATTCATTCGTACGACGAAGCAATGCGGGCAGAGATGCGCGACATCATCAAATGTGCGTTGCAGGCTGGCGCTGATGTTTCGTTGATTTGTGTCGAGACCCCTGACGAGTTGGGGTTGAAACCGGCATGAATGAACTAGCCGAGCTGTTCCGTAATGCGATTGAGCTCAATCGTTACAGCAACAACGTTGCCCGCCGGATCATTGAGTCATATAACGATCGGGTGCTGGACGCTATTGATGAGCTGTCTGTTGCTGATGGCTTGTCGGGAGCTGATCAGGCTGAAAAGCTCCAGGCGATTCTCCAAGAATTGAAGATTGAGTTGCAGGCGTGGGGTGCATTTAGCACCGCGCTGATGATTGACGAGATGCAGGAGTTGGCTGTGGTTCAGGCTCGCTTTAGTGAGCAGGAGCTAGGCCGGGTTGTTCCTGAGGGTGAGGATGAGCCGGTGCGTCGTGTGCCGATCTTGGCGGGCTTTGCTGCTGCTGTTGTGTTGTCTGACCCGACGGCTCGGGGTGTTGTGGCACTAAGCGACAACCTGGAGGAACGTGTGGCTGGGCGACAAGTGGGTCAGCTAGCGGCCGGCGGTGCGGTGCGGTTGCCCAATGGCGAAGTGGTGGATAAAGCGTTCCGACGGATTGCAACACGGCAGGCGGAGCTGTTTGGGCTGACGGTGCGAAACGGGTTGTTGAGTGGTGAGACGATCCGGCAAATCTCGCAGCGGTTGCGCGGTCGTTTGCGGAAAGGGCAGCGCGGCTCGATTGATCGCATCATCCAGGCCGGCGGGCAAATGACATCCGGGGCCAACAATCAGATGCGGGCGATTGTTCGCACCACGGTGACGCAAATGGCGGTGGAGGTTGATCGATTTGTGGCGCTGGCCAATCCATTGATCACCAACCGCTATCGCTACACGGCGGTGTTGGATTCACGCACGTCTGCCCGTTGTCGATCACTTGACGGCAAGATTTACGAGTGGGGCAAAGGGCCACTGCCGCCGCAGCACTTCAACTGTCGATCACGGACGCGGAGCATTTGGCGCGGTGAGACCGGGCGCGAAAGTGACATCCGCCAGGACTACGGCGAATGGCTGAATGAACAAGATGAGGCTACGAAGATGGATGTTCTCGGGCCAGGCCGTTTGAAGTTCTGGGATCGTCTTGTGAATCGGTTCGGACCGGATGAGGCGATTCGTAAGTTTGTGGCTAGGGACGGGACAGAGCTAACTTTGGAACAGTTAAACCGCCGTTACCCCAATGGCTCTTCCAGCTAAGTATCAATTCAAGGCGTCAGGCGCTACGGCGAAGCCGAAAGCGACGGCCAAGAAAAAGTCCGCTAAAAAGGAAGCACCTTCGGAGGCTGAGTGATGCCAGGACATTACGGAATGGGTAAGCCCAAGAAAAAGAAGAAGAAGGGCGGCAAGAAAAAGTAATGGCACGTAGGCGGCGCGTTCCAAAGGACAAGGCCACTGGCCTGCCTAAGAAGTACCTGTCAGGTGCAAGGAATCGCGCTGCCAAAGCCCGTGAGATCAAGCGAACCGCTGAGGCTTACAAGCGCGGCGAGTTCATCGATATCAAAGCCGTTTCCGCATCGAGGGCCAAACAAGGTGGCACCAAAAAGAAAACCACTAAGCGAGGCAACAAAGGCCGCGCTCAAAAAAAAGGCCGATAAGTCTCGGTTCACGTATGGGCAGCTGGCTGCTGTCTATCGCCGTGGGCAGGGTGCTTATTTGTCGAGCGGATCGCGCAATGTGCCGATGGCTGCGTGGGCGATGGGTCGCGTCAACAGCTTTATCTCTGGCAAGGGTGGGGCGCGGAAGGCTGACGCTGATTTGCTCAAAAAGCGCAACAAGAAGTAATGGCGCAGATCAAACGCGGTGGCCATACGTTTCAGGGCTTTGATAAGCCCATCCGCACGCCGAACCATCCGAGCGGCAAGTCTCACGCTGTCGTCGTTAAAGACGGCGATAAACCGAAGCTCATTCGGTTCGGTCAGCAGGGTGCTAAGACGAAACGTCCGCGCAAAGGTGAGAGTGCTGCTGACAAGGCTAAGCGTGCGTCGTTCAAGGCACGCCACGCAAAAAATATCGCGAAGGGGAAGACATCTGCCGCATATTGGGCGGACAAAGTAAAGTGGTCGTGAAATCAACCTTACGGGTTATTCATGGCTGAAGAGCAAATTCAAGAGACTACGTCTCCAGAAGCTCCCGACAATTCTGAGCTGAATGCACTTAAGAGCAGCATTCAAGCGTTAGAAAAAAAGAATTTTGAGCTGATTGGCAAGCTCAAGAATGCAAAAACAATTCCTGATGGCGTTGATGTCCAGGAGTTGCTTGAGTTCAAGCGCAACGTTGAGCAGAACAAACTTGAATCAGAAGGCAAGTACACCGAGGCCCGTCAGGCGCTGGAGCAGCAGTTTCGTGAAGCTTCTGAAGCCAAGGACAGGCGGATTGCTGAGCTTGAAGCACGAGTCCGCGAGCTTGAGCTGATTGCACCTGCGAACACAGCATTGGCCGATGTTGTGCATGATCCGAGCATCGTATTCAAGGCGGACCTGCTAAAGCCGGACCAGATCGAGCGTGAGGCTGATGGCACTGTTGTTGTCGTCAATGGTTATGAGCGCAAGCCGATTGGTGAGTGGGCAAAGTCATTGCCGAGCTATATGCAGAAAGCTCCAAAGCCACAAGGCAGCGGAGCACCAGCCGGGCGCAACATGGGCAGCGATGTGCCACCCGGAAAGAATCCTTTCTCTAAAGAGTCCTACAACCTCACTGAGCAGTCTCGCCTGTATCGGACGGACCGGGATATGTATGAGAGGTTGAAAGCTGCTGCTAACCGTTAATATGTTGACTAAGGCAAAGCTACGCAGAGCCGCACGGGTTACGCCCACACCGTAAACATCTTTTTTGAGGATCTGTCATGGCGACTCTTCGCTCTGACATCATCATCCCCGAGGTATTTACGCCTTACGTCATTGAGCAAACCACTCAGCGTGATGCCTTCCTGGCTAGCGGTGTGGTGCAGCCCATGGCGGAGCTAAATGCTGCCGAGGATGGTGGTGACTTCGTTCAAGTGCCTTTCTATAAGGCCAACCTGTCAGGCGATTTTGAGCGTCTGACGGATAGCTCTTCGCTGACTCCTGGCAAGATCACCGCAGACAAGCAGGTTGCTGCTGTTCTGCACCGTGGTCGTGCTTTTGAGAGCCGGGACCTCGCCGCCCTGGCTGCTGGTTCTGACCCCATGGCTGCTATCGGCAACAAGATTGCTGATTACATCGCCAACCAGCGTCAGAAGGATTTGCTGTCCTGCCTGGCTGGCATCTTTGGCGCTGTTGGTGATACCAGCTCCGCTTCTTTCGCAGCTTTGGCTGTTGATGGCGCGTCTGGCGACTCCCCCACTCAGCTAACTGCCCGTCAGATTGTTGAAGGTCAATCCCTGCTGGGCGACCAAGGCGACAAGCTGGCAGCGATTGTTGTGCATCCCAAGGTGTACTACGACCTCAAAGAGCGTCGTGCCCTTGACATGATTTACGACGACGCAGGTCAGCCTGATACCTCCGCAGCTCAAGGTTCACTGGCTAATGCCTTTGGCCCTGTTGCTGTTCCCACTTTCATGGGAATGCGCGTGATTGTGTCTGCTGATGTGCAGACCGCTGGTTCCGGTGCCACCACCGAATACGCCAGCTACATGTTCACTCAAGGTGCCGTTGGTTCTGGCGAACAGCTGGGACTTCAGACGGAAACTGACCGCGACATCCTTGCCAAATCGGATGCGATGTCGATTGATCTGCACTACGTGTATCACCCGATCGGTTCTTCGTTCTCCACTTCCGTTTCCAACCCCACGCGGGCACAACTGGAAACTGTGGGTAACTGGACCAAGGTGTACGAGACCAACAACATTGGCATCGTGCGGATTACCACCACCAGCGCACTTGACTGACGGAGGTAAC